TATTTGATGAGAAATTGCAGTATTAAAAATAGATGCCGCAGTTGTTCCAGTTGCAATTGATACGCTATTTACATAAATTGTTTGAGCAGAACCATTTTGTTGATAAACAATGTGATACCAAGCAGAAGGATCACGAAATACTGCCGTTGATGTAGCGGCAGAAACCCCATTAAGAGTTAAATTTAATTGGTCTGAACTGTTAAATGTTAAAAAAGTAGTTGTGCTTGCACCAAATAAACGATATGTTCCAGTTAAAGTGCCACGCTTAACCCAAGCACTCCAAGTCCAAATTGTTGCGCTTGTAGGTGTGCTAAAAGTCCGATTTAAATAAGCACTTGCACTTGCACGCAGACGCACACTACGGCTGATTTGATTGCTACCTTCATCACCCAATAGGAGAGGGCTACTGATCACTTGCGATCTCCAATGAAGCGAGTTGTAATGTTGCTTGCGCCATCAACGTAGTAGGCCAAGATGTCTACAGCATTGGCGGTGGTTGTCAGCGTCGGTACAGTTCCAGCGGCAAAATCCCAGTTTGAACCGTATGCCAATGTTCGGCTACCTGTACCATCTTGTGTAACCTTAATAACACCAGACTGACCAACAGTTAAGTTTGTTGGGTTAGCTAATGTGCGGTTACCAGCAAGAGTGACACTGAAGTTATTAGCAAGGGCAAAGTCAGCGGTAATGGTTGTGCCATCAGTCAAAGCCACTACAGTACCACGCTGTGCTGCCGTAAAACTCTGAGCTACATCAGTCTTTGCGGTGTCTGCGTCATACGCTTGGACATCACTATTAATTGTAAGACCAAGATTTGTTCTAGCTCCAGAAGCGGTTGATGATCCAGTACCTCCATCAGCAATAGCAATGTCTGTAATCCCAGCAATAGTGCCTCCAGAAATTGAAACATTATTTGCGTTCTGTGATGACAGAGTACCTAATGTTGGCGACTCAGAAGTACCAGCAGTAGCTATAGGATTTCCATTAACATCAAAAGCCAGATACTTGCTTGCCCGACTAGTCTTGCTTGGCAAAATCATGTTGATGTCTGTTGGATCAGTGACAGGAGCTTTCAGTCCACGCTCTGCCTTTTCATCAGTCTGTTGGCTAAAGATCACCAAGCTGTCAAACTCATCGTTCAACGAGTTGGCAAACAAGTCACCACCAGTAACAAAGTCTGTACTCCTTGCAATTGCTCGGTCACCAACCAGTGTGATGTTATTAGCTCCTGTTGCAGCAACGACAAGAGTTACAGAGCCTGTGCCGTTTGCGTTAATCGTAACGGTGTAATCAGTTGTTAATGTCAACAGTGTGCTGTCTTTGTATACGGCAATGTCAGTGTTGGCTAAGATTTCAAAGCTGAAGCTATATGGCCCAACTCCAGCAGAGCCAGTGTATACAACACGCCTTGTTACATCAGAAATAGGGTATGCCATTATTTAGCTCCTTTGCCAAATTCTTTGAGTTTTTCAGCTTTATCCGAAATGCGTTTTTTAATGTCATCACCATAAATGCTTTCATCAATTAAAAGTTTTTTGGAAACTTCAAACACATCACTGAATGTCTTGCTAATCATATTTTGATATACGATTAAAGGTTGTTTATTGTCGTCATCTTTGATCATTTGCACAACGGCTTTGACTTCATCTTCCAAGTTGAGTTTTGTATTTGCAATACGAATAACCTCGTTATATTCTAAAGATGTCAATTTGGTATTTCCAGAAAGTCCAGTGTTCGGATCTTGCATAGTAATTTGTCTACTAGGCATAGCAATGTTTGCATTTAACTGAATCAACGCCTGATCAGTCTCAGACATCTTTCCTTCCTTCATACGCAATGGTGACCATGTGTATTCATGCGGAACTGTCTCACCATAAATGTTAAGCATGGGCGGCAAGTCCTCAGATAAGCCTGGTGTCTCAGACTTCCACTTATTCACAGCCTCCATTAAGCCTTTAAGGCCAGCAGGTAAATTAGGATCTGCTTGGTAGTCTCTGCGTAATGGATCAATTTTTTCCTTGGTGCTGGTAACTAAACCAGATAGTGGCTCAATTGATTTGATGGCAACAGTTGTTCCAATACGAGCAATACCATTCAGCATTTCAACCATGTGTTGCCTACTGTTTGGCACACTGCCGCCAAGCAAAGATGTAATATTGCTCACGCCAGTTAACATTGGATGCTCCAACATATAGTTGGCAACACCAAACACAATACCTCCAGCCAATGCATTAACACGGCTGTCGTCTTCCTCATACCTAGCGTAGTCCACATAGTCAGCAGACATACCCATCAAAGCACCAATAGGCTCCATACCTTGATAGCTCAGGTAGACCTTGCCTGCGTAATCGCCAGAACCAAATCGCACCATGTCAGGGAACTGCGAAAAGTCTTGACGCATATCTTCTGTTATGCCACTGATGTCAAATACAAAGCTGTATGGTTGCCAACCTTGGCGCTCCATGGCTTGGCGTGTTCCTTTGTCGCCAGGGCCTGATCCTGTAATCGTGCCATTGGTAGCCATCTGGCTAAATCCATATATGGCAGCACCTCCAAGACCAACCTTGGTCATTGCCATATCAGCGTCTTTTCCACCTTGTTTCATTGCAGTCCAAAATGAATTGGTAAATGGAGCCAATGGTGTACGAGCTACAGCCTCACCCATCACATTAACTGGTGTTGCAATAAATGGTAGTTGAGTACGCAAAGCAAATCCAGTAGCTGTATTTGGCGTTAAAGCAGATTGAATTTTTCCAGCAGTACCTTCAAGCCTTTGAGTAAATGTCCCAGTTTCTGCCAGACCAGCAATGTACTCTGGTGGCTCCAACAAGAATTTATCGATAGCGTCAGATTTTGCTTTGAGTGCATCTGTAACAGTTGATCCACTCTTTAATGCATCATCAAATGTTTTAATACCAAGGCGTGTGGTTTCAGCCGACAATTCGTATGTGTAGTTAACACCTTTAAAAAATTCATCAGATGTCATCAATGCACGACCAGGCAATGTGGTTACATAATTAATTGCTTTAACACCAGCGGAAAGCATTGATCCATCAGCCTTGTAATTAAATAACTCTAAACGAGATTGTTGTCTGGCTATCTTGGTTGGATCATTCCATCCTTTTGGTACGCCATTGACAAATGCATGAGACATCAATTCCCAACCATTACGCACGGCTGTAGTAGAAGATGCCAACATGGTTGGTACTTCCAACAATGAGTATGCATCGTCCCCGCCAAGACCAATGCCTTGACGAACTGTGCCAACAGTTGAAGCAATAGCACGTTCAGTCATGCGCCATGGCAAGAACACAGTATTGCTCAAAGCATTTTTTAAGTGTGTGCCTGGTCGAGACAGAATGCCGTTGACATAGACTGTAAACATTTTTTCCCAAGGAGTGCCTTGAGCCATGCTCTTGATCATGTTGGCTTTACCTTCTGGAGTCTTGATATCCAAATAGGCTTGAGCAAACTTGACAATGTCAGTCTCATTGCCAAAGTTCTCAATGATGTTTGAGATATCCACAGCACCATCTCTTGGCATACGCATCACTGCCAAAGATTGGGAGACATTGGTCTGGTAGCCTTTGACGCTTTGATTAAGCAGATTGTGGAAGTGAATAGTTTGAGCCATCTCTGCCAACTCAGTTGGAGTAGCAGATCCATCAGCAACCTTTGTAGCCAATCCATCTAAATGCTTGGCACTGGCAACCATGGCATTCAATGCCCTGTAGGTATTCTCAGGAGTTACTTGTAACTTGCCACTGGTGATGTCATCAATAAACTTAGGGCCAATGCCAGCACCTTCAGCGGCAAGACGTACATCATTAAATGTAATCGTCTTGGTCTTGAGGCCAGACATCTTGTTCATGGTTTCAATGGTTGACTTGATGTCTTCCGTTGTCTCCATCTTTGGCAGATTGAATACAGTAGTTGGCGGTACTTCTGCCGCTAGATCTGCGGTTGAACGAAGATTTTGTATGTCAGCACGTTGGCTTGCAAATGCATCTGGCGTGATTGCTGGATTGGCATTGACTTGCACTTTGGCAGCAATAGCGGCTTCTGTTTTACTGCTAGTAACTCCAGCATTGATTGCGGCTTTTGTTGTGTCTTCCACCGCAGCGGCAGTAGCGGCTTCTGGTGTTAATGGTGCAACAGGTGGTCTACGAATGTCAACAGGCTTAAGCTTCCTTAAGACTTCACGCATGACCTCCCCACGACCACCAGCAACCTGAATGCTTTCTTCCTGTGCTTCTGGTTGCACTGAACCCATAGCATCAACAGCCTGTTCTGTCATTGGAGCGGCAGCAAGTTCTTCTCGTTGACTCTGATCAACAAGTCCTTCATTCATCTGATCTAGTTTGAGATCAAGTTGCTTGACTGTCATTATTTTTCTTCCTTAACCAATGACTTGACTTTTTTGACAACACCCTTGCCTATAGTCTTTGCCGCTTGTACGCCAGGCAATACATTTAATGCACCAACAGTACCTTCAATTCCAGCAGATACAAGATCACCTTCCTTGGCAGATCTAATACTTTCTTCAATTGCCAAAGCGCCTTCTTCAACGTACATAGGAAGCATGGCTGTACCAATAGCTGTACCAATGCCAGGCAACATTGCCAAAGCATCTACAAGCCCCATTTGTGCTGGCAGGTTACTACTTGCACCACCAAGGAAAGATTCAGCATTTTGACGAGCCTTATAACGATCTACGCCAAGGCTTTCAAGAACAGATTGAAGTTTACTAGCAGCTTGCTCACGCATCGTTGGATCAAACGATTTCATCTCAGCCTGAGCTTCACCAGAATAGGCAGTCTCAGGCAAACCACGAGATCCAACCTCAGCCACCAAGACATCGCCAGGCTGACTAGTGCCTGGCGCTTGAACAGGCGCAGGCTCAACAATAGGATCAGGCGCTGGGTAGAACACGCTATCCCAGTCTTTGCGGAGTTCTCGCTCTAGACTCATAGATTGTCCTTATAGTCTTTTTTGATTTTATTTAATTTATCAATCTCACCCGAAGATAAGCCAGGCACTTTTGAAAAATCCATTTCATCAATTGAGACATTTGGCTTTTTAAGGTTAGGCCGTGTTTCAAAATATTTATTTATTAAATCTTCAGCTTTTGTTCGTTTTGTTTCTTTGCCTTTTACTACTGAATCACCATTGTAATTTTTTGCCGCCGCTTGTGCAGCTTCAGTAGGATTTTGAAATCTTAAAACGCCAGTAGCAGGATCTGGTATTTTTGTTTGTAACTCAAGTTGAAATCTTTGATCTAAGTCTTGAGATTTTTTAATCTTATCAGCAGATGGATTTATTGATATGCCAACTAATCCAGCTTCATTATTTAAATAATTTTTTGCACTGCGATGGGTTTCATCAACCATTGATCTAGCAAGTGAAGTGTATTGAGATTTACTAAGTCTATTTGCAAATGGAGTAAGTTGATTTAAATTTGTAATAGATCCACGTTTAATTTGTTCATATAAACTTGCTTCAAGCGTAGGGTTTGCTTCAGCTTCTTTAGGCTTCATCAACTCCATTGCTGTGGTCAAATTAATTTCATTAAGACGGATCATCTCTGTCAAGATTTCTTGTTTGCGACTAGCTTTTGTATTTGGACGCAAGAACTCAATTGTCAGTTCATTGCCTTTAACTTTATTGTCAGCTTTGCGTTTAGCATCTTCAACATCAGTCAATGATTTAACATCGCTGACAGCTTTCATATGCTCAGTTCTAATCCTATTCTTGGTATCTTGATCTAATCTGTTATATAAGCCAGTGAATTCGCCAACATCACCTTTCATTAATTTCTGAGCGGCAATGCCACTAGTAGGTGCAAATGTAGGATCTGCCAACTTTGTCAGCACAGCACCAATCTTGGCTTCATTGACAAGCTTATATGCGTCAACTGCATACTTGTTGCTTCCTGCCAATGCAATGCTCGTCTTGTTTGTAAAAGGTTGAATTACATTCTGCAAGACACCTTCAAGTTCTGCTGGATCCATTCCAACAGCAACATATGACTTGATCACATTTTCAATGACTGGCTTAATATTAATGATGCCAGCCTCTTGGTCAGCGGCATAAGACAGTTGACGATTCTTTTCATCAATAACCAATGCTTGCTTGTACACGCCATGACCAACAGTAGCCATGGATGCACGGAATTTGATTGATGTCTCAGGATCAAGTGCAGTAAGAACGGATACAGTTCCATCAATATCATCACGGATATCTCGCTGAAGAGCCTGTACATCAATAGGGTTTCCAGCTTCCATTGATGCTAGTCTTGTAGCAGATCTGTTTTGAAAGTCGGTCTGTAATTGGTTACCCAAGATATGGGCAGATGCTTTGTTGTATGTTTCCATAAACACACTGCCAGCACCCTTAATCACTGGCATTACACCAGTTTGCTTTGCAACATCTAATTGCTCTTTAGTTGGAGGAAACTCAATTGAATATTTCAATGCGGCTTTTTGAGCTTCAGTAACAGCCTTCTCTTGAAAGAAGTTTGTCATCCTATCCAATGACTGCTCAAGACCAGCATATCCCTGAGCTTTGACTTGTTGCAAAGCTGTAGATATTTTTGGCAGATCAGCATACTGAACGCCTAAATTTTCGTAACGAGGTAATTCAGCCATTGTGTTACCTCATCCTTAAGCTAGGTTCACCACCATACAAATTGGTTCTCATTCCAAATCCACCACCCATGTAATCTAGATTTCCAGCATTTGGAGCTTGATATGTTGAACTTGAACTTCCAGCAGTTGGTGTAGCACTTTGCGAATATTGATAGGATGCCATTCCAACTTTAGCAATTGCATTCATATATCCAGCTTGTTCTGCGGCATCGCCTGCTCCATACAATTGTTGCGATTGTGCAAGTCCTCCAGCTATAGATAGATCTGCATTTTCACGAGCAATTTTCATTTCGTTTCCAGCACGTTGAGCATTCCACTGATCAAGGGACAGTGGGCTTCCAGTCAATGGATCAATGCCACCAGCAGCGGCTCTTGCACGAATAGTCCCAGCTAGTCTTTGCTGTCTTTCAAAAGAGGTCAAAGCTTGTCTGTTGTAATTCAACGCATTCTGACGACCTTGCAATTCAGCTTGTTGCCCTTGAAACTCATAGGCTTGCTTTTGCTGTTCACCTTGTCTTATTGATGAAAGCGCACTTGCTACAGCGGCTACAACCATTACTACTTGTGCCATTTATGTGCCTCCATATACAGATAGTTTGTAGTCAAGGCCAAGTAAAGTTAGCTTTAATGGCAAGTTTTGACTAATTGTAATTTGAGCATCATCAGAGTAACCAGAGATACCACCAACAGTTTTTGTTCCAGTAAATTCTGGAATTGCTTCATCTAATATTCCAACAGTATCAAATGATCTGATTGGTACAAGATTGTCATTTACAAGCAAATGCTGTGTCTCATAGAGCAAAGCGTTAATTTCAATGATGCGCTTGACAAAGCCAATACGAACACCAACGGACATCCTTGGCTCAATTGGTAAAGTCTTAATCGTCACTGTAAATGGCAAGCCAACTTCATAGCTGGTTGTACTGGCACGATCCATTGTGATAGATCCACCGCCACTTACAACTTCATCAGACAGCACACTTCCATCAGCAATTACATTAAGTGTCTTACCAATATGTGGCAGGCTGGATATTGTTGTGGCAACACCGCCAGTAAAGGAACAATCTGTGAATGTAGTTGTATCAAATACTTCTACATAGTACTTGTCTACACTGTTGAATGTACGTTTGACAACGACATAAATGTCTTCAATGTCAACGCCTACATCCTTAAACAATCCATCAGTTGTCAGTTTGCTTGGAGCCACTACATTTTGCTGGCGCAAGATAGAGTAGTTGGCAATTGTTCCATCGCCATTTAGCATCAGTAATGCATCTGTCTCTTCAGTGCTGGTAGCTTTTCTCAATGCCAACTCAACTGGTGTGTTGATCAAGTGGCTAGATAACAAACTGATTGATGTGCTGACATAAGACAAAGTTGTATCGTTGTACAAAAACTCATTGAGTGCTTTACCTTGTCGCTGGACATAAATAGTCCCAGACTGCAATGTCTGTACACGCATACCTTCACGAGATCCATTACGGCTAACTGTCTTTACAAAAAAGTTAGTTGGCGTAATTGGTTCTAGACCAGACTGTGGAACATAGAACTCACCGCCAGTCGTAAAGACTTGCAAGTCACGACCACTGATAATGTCAGTAATTGTATTTAAGCTATTGGTATCTAGCGTTGCTTCAATTGCGTCATCGTCATAGAGTTGATCAGGATTAAAATCAAAAAATTGAGCAACCTTGCTACCCCATACAGTTGATGGACGAGATTTACTTCCACCAAAATACAGACGACCTTCATGGAATGTAGAAGTACGAGGCCATCCTTTAGTAGACGACCAAACATCTTCATAGCCAGATTCATATTCCCATGAGCCAGTAGCAATGGCAGAAGTACTGAAGAATGGAATTTCACTAACAGCACTTACAACAGTTGTACTTGTAAATGCAACGATCCTAGCTCTTCCTTGTGGTGCGGCATTTACATATTGACCAACACTACCAGCAGCAAATACAGCAGAAGATGCCGTTAATGTTATGGCTCCAGATGTTGCACTTGGAGTCAATGTTCCTGCTGGGTTGCTGTACGCAATAGTAAAAGCATATTTTGGAATACCAATAAATGTGATATTACTTACAGTCCATGTGGCATCAGTACCACCACGCACAATCTTGATTGGATTGATATCTTTGTGGGTGATGATCAACGTATCAGCAGACTGAGTCCAACACATGGTTGACAAAATAGAACTTGTAACAGCAGTCACTACAAGATATGGATTACCTGTCCCATTGATATTTGTGATCAATGTTTTGTCTTTAAATATATACATACGCTGATTGACAAAGATCAACATATAGCTGTCGTCAACAGAGAATTCAAATGCAACGCTACGAGTGCCATCTGCTGGGCTGGCTGCGCTTGGTATCTCCATCAGATATTTAAGCCCACCACGCCTGCGTACACCGCCTTGTGGCTGAACCAATACATTGGTCAGTGTCTCAGCGCCATTCTTGTACTGTTCAAGCTCAACCCTAGCTCTCAGCAAAGGATCTAATTCCCCGCTTGAAAAGTTGGTTTGAATGCCGACAAGACGAGTCATCAGTTCCTCACTTCAATGAGGCTGAAATCTTCAAACGCTTGTGTTGTATTTCCTTGACCATCAACAACCATGGCTGTACGGAAATATCCACCACGGTTGTTTTCGCTTGGCGCACCAACAGCAACCTGTTGCCAGTATTGAGTCTTGCTTACTTGATCTGTAATTGGATCAGCCAAATGCCATGTCATCATGTACTTGAGCAATTGCACAAAGTATGCTGGCATCTCAGATTCTGTTGGAGCATACTGGTAGTCAATGACTATAGTTGTCTCATTTGTCAAAAGCTTGTCGCCTTGAATCACCCAATCAGTGAATGTTCCAGAGCCAATGGCTGTGCTGTTATATGCTCGTCTGATAGCACCAAGTCTGTCAGATGGCAATTGATATTCGTATTTGTATTGGTTTACAGGTGTATTAACTGTCTGAGCCAACTGGACTTTCTTAAAACTGAAAGACCATGGGTATGACTGTAGGGTTGAGTATTTAATGCCAGGGTACAAGCGGTCACAAGTATTAGATGCAGATGTTCCCTCGTTAAAAGACGAGATTGCCTTAGCACCTAGCATCAGCAGGGCATCAGAGCAAATACGAATGTCGGTATCACCAGCAGCCATTTGTCACCTCAGATGTGAGAATGGCCTGCCACCAGTTGTCCAGTAGCAGGCCGATCCATTTGATACTGGGATTAATCAGTATCGGTTGCGGTAACGGTCACACCGTCAGTGATGTCAACTACGCCAGAAGCGTTGCTGTTCACATAAGCTGTGGACATTACAGGAGTACCACCAGTGGCGCTGTAGCAGAAAATAATGTCGCCAACTTTCAACACTGAAGAAACAGAGTTGAAGTAGCCAGAGGCACGAATTACTGATTGAGCGTCAGTGGAAGAATAGCTATAAATAGCTGGAGCGTTGCCAGATTTGGACTGACCACCGATAGTGCTAAAACCTGTTGCGGAAAATGCCATGATGTGTTCTCCTTATTCTGTACAAGTGATGTCAACACAACCACCAGCATCGATAGCGACAGCGCCAGCACTGAACATTGAGCTAACTAACCAAGAGGTTTTCTCAGGGATGTAGTTGATCTCACTGCGAATTGCCATGCTTTCAGCCATACCGACAGCCATTTTGTGGTAAGCATACACCTTGCGGGTAGAACCTGAACCACCGCCAGTTAAACCGCCTTCAGTGCGATCACCAATAGTGATGAAGTTGAAACCCATGAACGATGTAATATCACCTTGCACCAATGCTTTAACGCTGTTGAAGTCAGAACTTGTGACAGCAGTCTCAGACAAAAGGCTAGACAATTGTGAAGCATGAATCAGCATATAGCGATCTTCTGCTGGTACGTTTGCAGTATTGAGCAAACGAGCAGCTTCACGCAACTTAGCCATGTTCATGTTGGTAGCAGATCCACCGATGCTAGTAGCAACGGTCAAGCTGGTGCTTGATGCCGCCAATGCGTCAATGATCATCTGATCAGATCTACGACCAATAGCTTTAGCAACAACTTGCACCAACTCTTGGCGCTCGTCAAAGTTAACTTTAGCTTGGTTAAAGATATCGCTGTATTCTGCAGCAATGTAGTCAGTCAGTGTGACTGTGGCCTGAGAGTAGGTCACATTCAAAGGAGTTACATCAGTCTGAGGAACTCGGACTTGTGCAACACCAGCACCAATTTTGGGGAACTTGTGAGTGGACGCAGTGACACCAGTACGCAAACGGACAGTGTTACGCAGGACAGCATCAGCTTGATATGCCTGTTTAACTTCCGTGTCGAACAAGGTGACAAATGCATTAGAAATGCTAATTGACATTTGTTTCTCCTAGAAACGGTTGATGAAAAGTTTATCGCCAACGGTTGTCCAGAAGAATCTGGGCCTAGACTTGTGTGTTACCCCCACACCAGGGAGCAGACTACTGCTGTCATGGGCCTTGCGGTTGTCCATAATTACATTATAGAACACACTTTCTAAGGGTTGTCAACTCTTTTTAGACATAGTTTCCCCAAGGGTGGTAGCCATTGACTCCATCCCTCTCCCGCAGGGAGCATAGATTCATGCTCTAGCCAGAGTACCCTTGAGGCAGCGATTCATCCAACACTGACTTGTCCCACCCATGTATCAGTGTTTACCCTAGTCCCTCGCTGACAGGCTAGTAGGGTTATCTTGGGGGGGTGTTCGCCAAGCCCTGTGTTTACTTC